GCACCAACAAAGTTGACATTCCCATTTACGGTTTGGTCAGCATTGATTGTTACGTTAGCATCAAACTGGGAAGTATTATCGACTTCCAGGGTGCCGTAGATATAGGTGTTACCGTTGTCGGTATCAACCGTAAATCTGTTTGCTGCCGCTGCAGTACGAATGATAAACTCTTTGTTGTCTGCAGTGACAATCAGGTTGTCGGTAATCTCAGTTTCCAATTGAACATCGAGAGTACCTTCGATGACAGTGTTGCCAGTGTCAGTATCAACAGTGAACACCGCCGCAGCATCACCATCAAGAATAAGAAAATCTTCGTTTGCTGCCTGAATGACGAGAGAATCGAAAATAGTTACTTGACCCTCTATGTCCAAAGTGCTGTTAGCAAAAATTGCACCACCGATACCTACACCACCAGCAACAATCAGAGCACCTGAGGTATGAGTGTTGGAGACTGTAGTATCTGTCAGCTCAATACTACCTGCGACCAGGGTAGAATCTGTACCAGAGAAAACTTCGGATGAGTTGGTTGCAGCATGAAGCAAGTGATACTTGCCCATGTCATTATCCCAACCAAAGAACCCAAGACGTGCTTGAGTATCATAGTAACGGAACTCAATACCACGGTCTTTGGAGTCATTGACAGTAGGAGCAGTATCACCAGCAAGTGTGATGATGGGGTCATCGATTGTTACTACCGTAGAATTTACGGTAGTTGTTGTTCCCATAACCGTGAGGTCACCCATGATGGAAACTGTACCTGCCGTGTTACCACCAGCAGGATACGGGTCGATTGTAATAGTGCCCGCAGAAGTATTACCGTAGATTGTAGAACCATTGAAGTGAATGTCTTCAATGATAACGTCATTACTTGTAGATTGAATTGAGATATCATTATCAGCGGTCATTTCAATCTTCGCTTCACCAGCACCAGCGTTATTTGCTGTGAAGCGAAGGAATCTGTTGGATGTAGTGTTTGCATCCATGAGAACCGTCAGAGAACCTTGACGGTTGATAGTCTGGATAGATGTGCTTGTCTTATCAAGAGTAATATCACTGAAGATTGTTGCCGTTGCAGTGTTTACATCTAGGTCTTGGTCGTGTGCAACATGCAGAAGGGAATTACCACTGGTGTTGTTTACACGCAGAGTATTAATAGTAGTAAAACCTGTATAAGCATCAGCAGTAGTGTGCTCGTTGTCGAGCTCATAATCCGTGGTGGAATTTCCGTCTGTGAAGATGAGTCGGTTGTTTTGCAGCTGGGTGTTGTCGATTGCAGCTGCTGCGATTGTGACGTGTCCGTTAGTATCAACATCAAAGTCCTCTTGAGCAAAAGATGCTAAACCTTTCTGAGGTGTGCCAACTGCTGCCAGGAATCTCCAACCACCAGCATCTCCGCTGGTGTGAGAAGGAGCACCAAGACCAGAGTTGATTGATACCAGTGCCTGATATACATTGCCACCAGAGTGAATAATATCGTAGCGAGAATATGATGTCGCTGCATCATATTCAGGTTGTTTTGTACCTTCGATTGCAGTGGTAATCGGTATCGTTTCAGATGATGTGAAACGACCCCATCTGTCGAGGGTGTAGCGAACTGTATTGACAGTTCTGTTGGTATTCAGCGGCAGGTCATCCCCACCAACAGAAATAATTGCGGGAATATTATAAAGTGCAGTGTCGTCAGTGCCTGTAGCAATATATTCCGATTCGAGAGTAACCACAGAGACTGCTAAGTCAATTTGGGGGTTGCCGCTGACAGCGTTACCATTATCAATGTCAATTCTACCTGTGGTTCCCAGGAGAGTTCTTGCTTGAATCGTACCAGCAGCGGTACGAGAAACCATGCCCAGAGCAGACAATGCAGCGAGAGATGTCAGGTCAGGGTCGAGTGGTTGTACGTCAGTAAGACCCATGTCCACATAGGACGTTGGGTTAGAAGCATTTGTGATGCGCCCCTTAGCATCAACAGTTAGTTTTGTATAAGTCCCGTTCGATGTGGTTGTACCATCATAGTGAGGTAGGGTTGTAACAACCTGAAGCAGCGCGTTAATGTTCAGGTTAGAACTACCATCAAATACACCAGAACCCACAACGTCCTGAGACAACTGAATTTGACGAGCAGTTGTCAGTCTCTGTGCGGTAGAAGCAGAACCAATCAGGTTTGCAGTAATGTTACCTGCAGAGAAGTTACCGTCAGCGTCTCTTTGAACAAGAGTGTTTGCTGTACTGGTAATCGACTCCAGAGGTCTTTCGTATCGTAGGGAGTTCCAAGACGTAACACCATCACCGATTTTGATACGACCTGTATCAAGTTCGATTCCGAGTTCACCTTGAGCCAGAATAGGGTTAGCATTTGCCCATTCCTGAGCGCCACCACGACGTAGTTGGATTCTATTTGCCATTGTCTATAAACGCTGCTTAGGGGGACTTCTGTGAGTTATAGTTATTTATCACAACAAAAAGGGGACCCGAAGGTCCCCTTTACTTACTCATTCTTCAGGAGGGGTATCCGCTACGACCACCTCTTCTTCGGCAGGTGGGTCAACATAATACTCCAGTGCCTCAATAGCACCTTTGAGTTTGAGGATTGTCTGCTCATTTTGGCGAATAGAAGAGACCAGTTTTTGGTTCTCTTCAAGCAGTCCTTCCATCCGTTGACGGAACTGCGTCAGCATTTCATCCTGGGAAACTTTCTCAATTGTCATGATTTTTTTGGACTAACGTTAGTAGGAGTGATTTGATATCTCCCATTTCTGATTTTAACTCAGAAATCTCATTTTGTAAATCGTTTAGAGATTTGTTCTTCTTTTTATCCTGTTCAAGACCGCGCATGTAGTTTTCATACTCACGGCGGTTAGTGTTAACAACCGCCCCAGAGTACTTATCTCGCCCCAGGTGAGGGTGGTCCGTCACAGGTTGAAGTTCAATTTTCGGGTCAATCATGATGCAAGTGCAATTGCTCTAAACTCTTTAATCTGTGGGGGATATGCTTGGTTTGCACTACGCATTACAATCTTAATTTGATATGCGGAGAATTCCAAACCAGTTACTTCGTACTCATAATCAGAGTACATTACTTGGTCTGTAGAAGAAGGAATGGTTGCATCGGCTGTGGGGAAGTACTCATATCCGATTTCATCCAACTCCTGACCAGAACCAGGCGCGACTACCTTATATAGGACATCAATCTCAGCACCATTTGGACGGTATGCACTAAACATAACCTTAATGGAGCGAGAAGTGTTAGTCAGACGTGCAACCTTAGTCAAGTAAACTGCGGAATGCGGGTCACCTGTAGGTTGCTTAGAAAGAGTCGGGTTAGAAGGATTGTTAACTCTATTAGAAGTTGTAATCAGAGAAACACGGTCAAGGTCAATGTAAGGACTTACATTATCAACACTAGACTGCAATGCACACTCAAGTCTAAGAGACTTCTGACCATTTAGTTCTTCATCCTCATTAACCTGCGAACAAACCATTCTCGGAGAAGCGAAGTAGTTTTGCTCATTCAGGAGAACGTCATCCAGAACACCATCATCAACAAAGGAATTTTGTGTAGTAGTGATACCATCATTAATTGAAGAGCCAGAGATTGTACCGACCCTAGCAGTCATCTCGGTCTTCGGCAGAACAAGATTTTGTACTGTAGGTGTCAGAACTTCAAACGGAATGTTCTGAGTCGCAGATGCGTTAGCACCACCACTGACAACGCCAAGGCGTGCAACAGACTGAGTAACGAGTTCATATGTATCCAGAGTCGGACTAGAAATCTGGTTATGAGTCTTATTGATTTCAATCAGAGGAATGCCATCAAGGTTGTAGCAATGTACTACATCACTTTCAGCATGAGCAGAAGCAGTGGTATTGTTAGCACCTCTTTCAACTACAGTAATAGACTTACCATCGGCAGAGACTTGGTTGTAGCTAATAATTTCATCGCCAATCTTAATGTATCCAGGGTTGCTGGCAGAAATACCGAGACCATTGACAACAGTGTGGAATGCCCGAGCATCGTTGATAGGAATTGTGGTATCATCATCGTCAACACCAGCAGTCAGATATGTGGGGTTGACTTCAGATTCAACGTTTTCAATAACAACGTTGTTGCGGGTATCATGCATACCGTGGTTAGAGTGTAGTACGGTAACCTTCTTAGTGGATTGGTCGAATGTCGGTGTGATAGAAACGAACGATTCAACAGAGTCGCCAGTTACAGTGTGGTTTGCACCATCAATAACACCAGAAACAACTGTACCACCAGTGTTGGTTGCCTCAACAGTTTCGTTATCAGTGAATGTCTTAGAAACAAACTTCAGAGTCAGAAGGCGGTTGACACTATCCCAACTTACAACTTCAGCAGTAGCACCACTGGTTTGACCAGTAATTGTTGTACCAACTTCAAAGTCACCTGTCAGACCAGCAGCAAGGATTGTCATACTGCCTTCCGAACGGGAAGAAACCAGAGAGTACGTTACAACACCACCAGTATTAGAACCAACTTGGAAAGCACCACTAATATCAGTTACGGTGATTTGGTTGGGATTCGTAACGGTGTTGACTGCCGTAATGGTAGCAAGAGCATTAGAAGTCTTCTGATAGATTCTCGCACCAACAGTAAAGGTCTTACCTACACCATCAAGTACAAAGATTTGGTCAGGTTTATGTGTTTGGATTGGATTGTTTCTCAGATGGAGAACACCGCCATTACCAAGACCAAGGCGAGCGTTAGTAAACGTTGCCGTAGCACCTGTGGTGCTAAACTTCGCTCTATAAAGGTTGAACTTAAGGTCTTCGTACTGGTCAGCAGTCCAGGTAGATGCGTTCTGCGACTTGAACAGAACACCAGCATAGGGTTGTTCGGAGATAGTTCTGTCTCCAGTGACATCAACGTCACCCATTCTAGAAATCCAGACCTGATACTCGTTAGAGTCAGTGAACAAAATCAGTGCATATTCAACGCCTTGCTGCAAGTAGACAGGAGCACGGAATGTGAACTTAGTCGGAATTGCTGCAGATTCGGAGAGTTGTACGTCTTCTGGTTTGACCGTAGTATCAGAGAACGGAAGAATCTTGTTAGAAGGATAACCGTTAACCATACTTCTAATCTGACAGTTAATAGGAATATTAGTATCTTTGGTGTAGAAGTAGAACTCGGCAGAGGTTACGAATACACCACCCTCATCGTCAACCAAGAAAGATTGTGCAAGAGGGTCCCACCAACCAATCTGGCGAACCTCAGAACGTGTCGAGGTGATTGTCTGAGTATCGGTAACGGTATCCTTAACAATATCAGCATTACGAATTGCCAGGATGTTCTCCTGAACGGTGTTCAGTGTACCACTAGCTTCGTACGTAACGTCTGCACTAGAAGATACTGCACCAGTAAGAAAGGAGTTTGTTTCACTTGTGGTCATACGAAGGACACGTTTGCCAGTTGCCCAACGAGGGTTAGCATCATTACCAGGGTCGGGAATGAAGAGAGTACCATAATACTGACCAATTCTATCGGTCAGGATTCTACGTGCTTTAACAACTGCCTTAGCACCAGAGGTGCCAACAAGAACTTCACCAACCTGAATATTACCGTAGTAATCACCATTTACCTGAGTTGCCATCGCTTCGACATCAACGTTCAGATATACCGTCTCCGAAGAGTAGGAATCGGGAAGTTCAGAGTCATCATAGGGGTTCCACTTGTAACCGTCATTAGGTGCAACAACTTTCAACTTAACACCAGATGTTTCACCAGTAACAGTTTCACCAATCACAAACGGAGTAGCATTTGTTCTACTGTCTGTGTTGGGGTCCTTGATAAGTTCAATTAGTTTGGGAGTGATGTAGTTTACAACAGACTGACCATCGAAGAACGGATAGAATGTCGTTCTAGGCTTCAGACGTGCAATAGCAACACCAATATTTCTGGAACGAATCCAAGGAATAGAGGTCTGAGAAATTAGAGTATCACCCATCGACTTTCTGTCGATTCTGGGAACAATTCTAGTTCTAATACCAGTTCTAGACTGCTTCTGAGTTACAGTAATGTCTCTTGCTTCGTGAACATAAGCAAACCAACCAGTACCACCCAACCAGTGACCACCACCGATGTTAGTGTGGGAAAGATATCTTCTAGTACCACCAACAGTTTCACCAGTCCAATCAGTCTGCCAGGAGTTCCACTGAACAGGTGCAAAACCATTCTGGTCAACGTTGTTTTCTCTAGCAACAGCAGAGAAGTCGCCCTCAATGTTCTCAACACGAGCAGGAAGACGCTTAGTGTCTACCCAGTCATCAGATGCAGGAGTCAGGTCAATACGTCCAATGTAAGTGAAAACGTTAAACGGGTTAACATTCTCAACACGAGATGCATAGGGTTGTTGAATAGCAAGCATCTCTTCATAAGGAAGAGTCAGAACAGGACCAGTCTTTTGTACGCTAGAGAGGTCTGGTTGGAATTCAAGAGAAACGTTAGTCGTATAGTGTGTAGGACGGCACTCACCATTAGCAAAGTCCAGAGAAGCACGATAATCTTCATGCTGAAGGTCACTAACGTTGTGGGATGAGAAGTCGTCTACAATATAACCATTCTTAAATCTGTCCTTACCATTAGCATCAGTAATCTTGAGATTATTAGTATCTGCTTCCAGCATGGATAGAGCAGTGTAATACTCTACCTGGGAAAGACGCTGTTCAATTTCACCGATGTCACGCATTGTGTAACGACGGTTGTCTTCTTTCTTGATATAAACGTCTCTGTCTGGGTTATAACCATAGGGTCTATGGCGCATAAGTGCCAAGAACATGGCGTTCTTGATATCCTCTGGCGGTTGTGGGTTATCATCAGAAACACCCTTAACAACTTGGAACTGACGGTCTGCAGTCAGGAAGACCTTATCAATACGTCTGAGATAATAATCATAGTCACAACGGAAGTCAGTATCAATCTTGGGAATATCAAATACTGTTGCGTTTACCAGTCCACCAATGTCAAATACACGGGATTTGAAGTCATAGGTAGAACAGTTAACATATGCAGGCGAACCAACAGTACCAGTGCCACTGTAGAGAGGTTTAACAGCAGGACGGAAGTCGAGTACGTCTCTCAGTTCAATATTCTTGAATCTGGGAATATCTTTGTAAGCAATACCAGTATAAGATTGTCCAGCAAAATAATCGCCAGTGGACTGGTGAGAGAACCAGTCAACAACAACCTTAAGTTTACGGATAGGTGCAGCTGCACCAGCAACTCTTACAAGTCTGGAGCAGTCATAGAACATACCTCTCTGACCGTTGTCCAGATAATAATTGTCAGTCACATCTTTAGAACCAACGACGATAGAACCCTCATTATCATTAATCAGGGCAGAAATCGATTCTTGCTGACTGTTAAGACCATCGATTGTTTCACCACCGATGAATGTACCACTCAGGGTAACAAATGTCAGACGCAGTGTAGTAGACGCAAAGTCAACGACAAGACCTCTAGCACCCGATGTTCTACCAACGATAACAGAACCAACAGCAAAGAATGCTGGTTCAACCAGTTGCATCGAAGGGATTACGGGGTCATTATCATCATAGGATTCGTAAACTGCTCTGAGTCTATAACCATCGGGGAGACCCAAAGAGATTTCTTTATCTTCGATACGTGTACCATACAAGTTAGAATACTGAAGACCGAAGAGTTGATTATCCAGTTCTTGGATAGTCTTGAAGACCTTAAGAACAAACATGCTGTTGTTCGATTTAATCTTCTTAGTAGTTACGTTCTTGGAGATTGTAGCAGTCAACTTAACAGAAGTAACTGCGGTAAGACCAGTAACTTGAAGTGTAGTTCTGTCACTAGATGTGAAAGTTGCATAACCAGCAACACCAGGAGTACCGTCTTGTACCTCAATGACATCACCAACGCCAGAACCGCCAGTTACGACAAGACTATAGTTTTCTCTAGAAATAGAGGAGAACTGTTCGTTTTCTGGAAGAGTAACAGTAAATGCGTTGGATGAAATGGAGATATTATCAAATGTTCTCCGTACTGTCATCGATTCGTCGGAGATGGACTTGATAGATTCCCGAGGCATGGGAGAGAACAGGTCTGCATTCTCTCTACCCTGAAGACTAGGACGGAATCTCAGTACGGGAGAATATGTGCCATCGGCAGGAGCATTAGCAGCAATACAAGTAGCAACCTGTGTTGTGGTATTGATAATATTAGTGTAGTTTGTAGTTCCCAGCGAAGCGGGGTTTACTCTATCAACGATGACGTAGTTAGAAGCATTGAAGTAGATGTAGTCGCCAGGACGGAGGTCCGCACCAAAGTTGGAGTTAAAACCTGTGAGTGTTGTACCAGAGGCACCGAGCTGGAAAGCATCACCACGAAGTTGTACAATATCATTCAGTACAAGGTCAGATGTAAATTCAATGTTATTAGTCGTTTCATCTCTAGCAACCATCTGACGAGCATCAGTAAACTCGTATTTGTACAGATGGGCAATAGAACCTTTCTCTCTACCATCAACATGAATGACTTCATTCTTAGCAAAGTTACCAGTAATTTGGTAGAGTCTCATTTGAGTAGAAGCACTAATGCCATCTACAATGAAACCTCTCGCACCAGAAGTGGCACCCACAACCAAAGAACCTTGTCCAATAGTTTGAGCGGAAGAAAGTTCAACAACAGTGAACATGTTGATATCAAACAAGTTCGACTGATATTCGTCATCAGTGTTGCTAAAAGTTGCATCTGGGTCAGAAGCATATTCAGACGCAGCAATTCTAGCGTATCCAATAACATTGCCAGTAACATCACCAGGAGTTACAGTAGCAGTATCATACAATTCAACAGTTTGATATGAATTAGTTACTGAAGAACCACTAAAGTTGGGGAAACCATATACATTCTGGTTGAAAACAACGTTACCCAGGTCAAATGGAATAATTGTGTTTTGAACTGCTTTGGTATCTCTGGGTTTCTCCAGGTCAATATATGTTGGTTGCAGAGTTTCCATCTGATAACCACGTACATATGCTTTGCCAGGACCAAACTCCACAGCATACAACGAATCGCCTGCAGCATTACCTTGTGCAGTTACTTGCCCAAGACTATAAACACCACCATTGAATCCATCGTTTACAGATTCACGCATTCTGATTTGGAAATCAGAGACAGTATAATCACCAGACTCATCGTATGTTCTGGCAGCAAGCGTCTTTTCAAGTTCAGAGTATGAAGTACGTTCAACAATCTTCTGAACTTTAGAGTTAGAGATACGAAGAAGTTCTACAAAGTTCTTATCAGAGTCATCATCAAGTGCTTTCTTGATAAGAGTGGTGCTAATTTTGAATCGGTGAGCACCAGGAGCCGAATAGTTTGAAGTACCAGCAGCGTTATCATTCAGGGATACATCGTCTTCTGAAGTGATAATCGATTCGGAGATGGATAGACCAACCCTATATGAGGGGTTGTTTCCATACTGGTCAAGAAGAATATACTGAGAGGGAACGTCAACAAAGTAACCTCTAATAAAGTAAACACCTTGGTTTACATATGCAGCAGAACCAACCGCAGTACCATTCGCAGGAAGAATCTGTGCAAAAGGAGAACCAACTTCAATCAGGGTTGTTCCAAAAGTAATATCATTACTTGCAACCAACTGTTCATTATTATCGAACGTATTCTTGGTTGCCGTCTCGTCGTCAGACTCAATATACTTAACGTAAAGAGTAATGTACCCCTTTTCAGAATCTGCCGCAGAAAGGGTGTACAGAACTTTTGCTTTGATACCAGTATTGAGACCAGTAATAATTTTCCCTGACAGTTGGGACCTATACTGCTCAACTGACGCACCCAAGAAACTTTCTTGAATCAGGATAGCACTAACCGACAAGTCATAACCGACCTGTCCAGGGATGACCATTGCACCCTCTTTGAACAGGTGCTGACCAATCGACTCCACCTGATTCTGCATGATGCTCTGCATCGTCGTGAGTTCCCTTGCCTGAATAGGGAAACCAGGACGGAACAGAACTTTGTAGAAGTTCTTATTCTTGTCAAAATCGTCGTAATACGGCGTGACGTTAAGGTTGGTATTCTGCGGCATTTCTTTAGAACTCGATTACGATTTTAATATCTTCGATTTGGTCGTTTGCACGACTAATGGTCCGTCTATTATCTATGTAAATTACGTTACCACTATTTCTCTCAACTTCAGGTTTTGCATAACCAGAGGTAAAACGCATACCCAAGTCATACTCAGTGTTGTTAATAACACGAGATGCTGTATTTGGGATAGCTGGGAAGTTAACGTCGGGTTCACCAGAAGCACCTGAACCAAGACCAGTGATGGAGTTGGAACCATCAAACTCGTTCAGAGAACCAGTTACTTCAGGGAAAATTCCGTCAACACGGTTCTGATAATACTTGAGAACTTTTGTAGTGGAGTTCCAAGAAACAACTCTGCCTCTGGATGTGACAGATTGACCACCAACAATACGAGTTTGCTGGAGAGTTTCGTCTGCAATAAAATTGCCTTGGAATGTGGGTGAGAAGATTGTTGCTTTAGTAGCAGATACGGTCAAATCATCAAGAAGTTCTACAGTACCAAAGCGCAACGGGTTAACTACAAGTCCAACACGACGATAATCGTTATCGATGGGAAAATCGCCAGCACCCTCAGCATAAGAGAGTTTAGCGTTTACCATGACACGATATGCACCAAGTTCAATCAGGGGGTCTGCTCCGTGGCCACCTGGGGGAGGAATAACAACATCGATGACGGCACCTGTTCCAGTACCAACACCAGAGATGTTATCAACTGTAATCTTACCAAAGGTGTATCCAGTACCACCAGAGGTCACAGTTGCGGAGATAACTTTACCACCGTCAATAACAATAGAAACACGTCCACCAACACCGTCACCATTAATAGTAACGTTGTCATATGTACCGTTGTTATAACCAGAACCAGAGGAAGTAATTACAACAGTATCAATCTCACCAGGAACTGCGTTTGTTTTAACCGAAAGGTCTTGAAACACAGGCATATAGTCACTGGAGAAAAACTTTAGAACCTGTGCCACTGGGATGGTGTAGAGATACTTCCAACGATAACCATCAGCAGTAGAGATGATAGAAGTAGAAGTACCAGTTGGTTCGATAGTCGAGGGTTTTCCATTGGGGTCAGAAGGAGAAGTCCCGTTGTAAATACACTTATAAACTTGATAGTTCGAGTTTACAACATAGAAATCCGAATCATAAAGTTTGGTCGCACCAGAAGATGCAGTGTTAGTAGGAGAATAGTCATGACGATACATGTCATAAGTAAAACCCAATCCACCAGTAGTCTTCTCGGGGGGAGTCCAGTCAATACGACGAACAACCTGAACCGTATCAGAGGAAAGGACACGCTTCATGGAAATCATGTCGTCATACGAGTCAGAAAACTCGAAGAACGAGTCCACTGCTTGCGGAGGCGAGTTTTCATTATCCCACGCTTGAGGTCTACCAATAAACAGATACAATCTGTCTCTGGTGGAACCTGCCGCTGTATCACTTTGGTTTGGGTCGGGACCTTCCAAAGATTTAATGAATTTTTTCGCAGAAAAAATTCTAAATTGGTCCGTAAGAAGTGCTGACATTATTTGACGGGTATTTTTTCCTCTAGTTTATTTATCTTAGTTGTCGTCACGTACCAAAACATCATATTCGATGGACTTGATTCTCCAGGAAGCAGCAGTACCAACCAAACGCTCCCCTCCAAGAACAACTTCACCGACAGCGCCAGAGCCAGTTGTGTCTCCTGGGTCGTTGGTGAATGTTACTGTTGGGTGTAAAGTAGAACCAGTCAACTCTTTCTCATAACCATAACCACCAGCAGTAACAGTAATACTAGAAACTTGGTCTCCAGATGCAGTCATTGTTGCAGTTGCAGTTGCTTGAATATCTCCAGCATTCTCAATCACGACTGACGGAGCTGCTGTATAGTCAAGACCAGGACTTACAACACGTACTTCAACAATCGTGGAATTGTGTGAGAACGTATAGAAAATACCACCATCACCGATTAGTGCGTTACCAGTATCATATGGAATTGGGTTAATAACTGTAAGAATGTGATTATCAGCATCCCATTCTTCTACAGTTGCACGAACGAGCGATTGGTCTCCTTCAACGAGTTCTCCGACTTGATAATTTTGCTGATTACTATTATTAAGGTCAAGTTGGATTTTAAGTCTGGCAACGTGCTCAGTACCACTGTACAAACCGCCTGCTGCAGCAATACCTGCATATCGGAAGGGGATAGAAGCGTCCTTAATTTGGTCACCAACTGCAAGTAGAGTCGTGTTTTGTCCACCTTGAGTTTCCTCCAAACCATAAAGTGAGTTGTACAGACCACCATCCAGAGAAATCTGGTTCTCGAAATCTGTACCTGTATTTACGAGGTCAGGAATACCATCTCCCTCACCATCATTTTCATCATCATCTTCTAATCGAACGTTCTCTAGAACACCGATTGGTTCTGTCAGAACAGGAATAGATACGCCAGAGTCACCTGCAAGGTAAATCAGGACGTGAGGTGGATACGACTGGTTTGCCGAAGAGGGCAGACCCGCATCAAACGAAACAATATTTTCTTCAACTTCTGACCTACCAGCATCAATGAATGCAAGTTCGTCAACTTCAAAGACCAGGAACAATTCTCTAGTGTTTGGATTCCAGTCATATACTTTTGCAACTTTGTTGTTAGCGTTTTCAATTCTTCTGACAATTCTATCGCCAACGTTGAACTGATACTGAGAGATACCATCGGGAGTATTGTTAATAGTATCTAGAATAACTCTCTGGTCATATCTAAAGTTAGTACCTCGGGTACAATCAAGAAGCCTATTACCACTCTTAGAGGTATAACGAATTAACTCCCTGTTAACAAGAATAGTACCAGAACCAGGAAGTGCTGCTGTAGAGTTTAATATAACAGTTGGGTCGGTATCAGTTAGAGACCTAACCAATCCCATAAGGAAGAACTGAGAAGAGTTGAAAGAAACTCGGTTTCTTGTTACCCTCTTTACATTAACCAGTTTGGTGAAGATAATATTTGGAGGATTTGTATATCCAGAACCAGGGTCTTCAATATCAATACGTGTAATAACACCTTGGTCAATAACTGCTCTACCTTTAGCACCTTTACCGCCACCGCCTTGAATCAAGATATATGGTGCTTCCTGATAGAATTGTCCAGGGTTATCAATAACAATATTTGTTAAGATGCCAGTTGTGTCAATAGTAGCAACACCTTCGGCACCAACACCACCACCACCTTGGAAAATAAGTTTTGGTGAGGATGCATATTCTCTACCAGCAGAGGAAATTGACAAACCAGTGACACTTTGAGTTACTGGTACGAGTTGTGCTCCAGTACCACCGCCACCAAGTACCTTTACTTCAGCAGGACCGAAGTATCCGTCACCGCTGCTAACCATCTTAACGTAAGAGATAGCACCGAGACTATTCAAAATAGCTTCTGCCTTAGCACCATCTGGAGTATCCTCATTGACAGTTGGGATTGGGTCTCCATATAGAGTGGGGTTACCAAAATATGTTTGACCAATACAATATGGATATTGTGGTGCGCCAGACCCATCAATAGTCAAGAAGTATGCATATGTTCCTGAGGGGAAGTCTGGAGTGATGCAGAAACGACCGTTATGTTGGTCCAGGTCACCAATGGTCTCGTCCCAAATATAGTCTTGAGTAAACGCACCCATTGGGTAGTTGTCAACGTTTATTCTGTTACCTTTATTGATATGGTTGTGACACCAGTAGTACAATCTACTGGGAGCGTCTACAGGCACTTCAAACTTAACGTATCTATCGGATGCAGCTGCCATCCCATCAACATATTCAAGCATCGACACCATGGAACCATCCAACCAATAAGAAACACCCTTATTGTAGTGTCCGCCACCTTCATGGTCGCCATCATCTGTGGCAGAGAACATGACATGGTGTTGGCGAATCAGACTGCCTTCCAGACCATAGTCTTCGTTGGTTGGGTCATTCTGGTCAAAGATGTATGTACGTCCACGCTCAAGGTTGATATACGGTTGTTCAACGCCATCAATGTAGAATACACCAGTTGCTTTACCTTCAGTATTATCAACACCAACAGTAACAATGAATGTTGTAGTTTGTGTAGTATCCCCACTAATCAGAGGACGATTACCATCAATCTCAACACCTTGCTTATGTCTATAGGAAGAGTGCATTCTCTTCCAAATGATTTGGTTGCCAGGACCAGAAAGTTGGTTGATATCATTATCTAATGTCAGACCACTATCAAGAGTATCACCACCATTTGGTTGGGTTGGGTTTGCATAACCATATGGTCCATAGATGGGATAACCATCGTATGAAATACCAAGAATCTTAGAGTGACCGTCTGGGTGTCTTAGATGGTCTCCTTGGAACCCACTGTTCTGATAATATGGTCCAAGTTCAGAAACACTATCATCTTCCCTCCATGCTGGGAGGAATCTTGCATCATGATAGGTGTATAGACCCTCTGGTGTTACGTGACCACTATATTGGTCTTTGTGGAGGAAATCAAACCTAGCAGCATCCAAATCAAACAGTGCTGGAGAATTTCCACCGCCATCAAGAATGGGTGATGAAATCGGTGTTCCATTTGAGAGAATACCAATCTGTCCCTGAGAAATTTGTTCAAATACAACTGCGGGAACTTCTTTACCACCTCTATAATAGACATTATGATGATACGACTGCACCAAAACAGGTGGCATGCCAGGATAACTTCCAATCGGTGCAGGGTCAGGAAGATTATTAGATTTGATTGTCAGAATCGGAGGATTCTGGAAAGAAAAACTTGTTAGTGAATATGAATTGCTAACTGCGATTTTGGAGATATCTATACTCGTATCAACCTTAGCACTATCTTGTAAAGGTGTAATTACAAGACGAAGAGGGTCATATCCTCTTCCAGACTCAAGAACTCTAACGTGAACAATCTTACCAGAGATGTCATTAATTACAGGCCAAAGAACTGCGGGCACAGTTGGAATCCCACAGTTTTCAATCCTTAGAATAGGCGCTTGTGCAGACGTATATCCCGACCCACCATTTTCAACCACAACCTCGCTAATGCCGAAAGATTGATTGAAAACGGGTTTGAGAATAGCACCAGAGCCAGGAACAGTCGCCATTTAACTATTACGCAATTAGACTATGTTGATTGTGTTGCCCATCGAAGAGTGAATCGTACACTGATAATACAGTGTAGAAGGAGCATCCATAGGAACAACAAATGTAGTAGTTCCTGTAGAAGAACCACTAACACCATCTGTATATGCCGTACCACCGTTAGACACTCTGATTTGGAATGGGTGAGAAACACCAGTACCGTTAATAAAGTGGTAGGTAAATCCTCTATAAAGATAGAGAACAGGGTCTTGCACAGAACCTGTAAAACCAGGACCAGAGAAGGTATATGCTGATGTACCAGCAGCTGCTAGTGCCCAAGTAAGAACAGGACCAGCATTGCCTACCCAGTCACTACCATTATGGTACAGCATCGTACCAGAAGCAATCGGGTCAGGGAAGGATGTTTCATCAACATCACTCAAACCACCAAGAGTTGCTGACCCGATAGGTCCACTATACGTAATAGTTAATACTTTGTTTGCTACAGAAGTACTAATATAAGTACTACCTTGAATTGTTACTGTATCTTCTGATTGAGTTGCTGTTGCACTACCTGCATCAGAAGCAATTACAGAGAATCCATCTCCACCACCAGCACCACCACCAGTTTCAATAGCAGGTGCCCAAGCAGTACCAGACCACTTGAGAACGTTACCAATAGAAGGTGTTGCGGTAGATACGTTGGAGAGGCTTGAGAGTGGTTTCTCTTCGTCAATCAACTTAATCCAGTTACCACCATGGGCAAAGTAACCAGAAGCAGTTTCATGGACGTGGGCAAACATACCGTGGTGGGTAGATGCCAGCGGAAGGTCAGATTCTGTAGCGTAAGCACCTTCCCACTTTAGGTTACCGTCTACACCGTCAATATAAACGTTGGATGAACCACCAGCATTAAAGAGGATGTCTCCACTACCCTCTGCTTCAATGATGATGTTTCTACTAGAAGACGATACAATCTTAAATCCGTTTGTGTCAAAATGCTCCAGCATCCTGGCAACGGAAAGTTCTCCAGGTTCATATCTGGATGCAGTCGCATTCCAAATCAGAGGTTCTCCATCTTGGGCACCCTGAATATTGATTTGCGAGTTAGTACCATCACCGATGGAAGCATACAACTCGGTGAAGTTATCATTGATTTTAATTGCACCAGAGCGTAGGTTATCACCTGTTCCGTCGTTAGCAACAGAACCTACGCCAATCGCTTGTTTTGGCATTGTCTTCTATTAAAGCTGAGTTGTAGTTAAATTACCAGAGTCATCCACACCAAGTTGGAATCTAGTTCCATTAGGAGATGTCAGTACAAGTCCACTAAGAGGTTTGAAAGAACCACTAGGAACATCCCATGCCAAAGTTTGGTCTGCTGTCGGAGCAGCAGTTGTAAGGTCAACATCACTAAGTTCTCCGACGCTACCACTATTGTCGAGAATGGTTCTCCACTGCTGACCATCATCACGATGCAGTCTTCTGTCATCCTCAGTCTGAATCAACCGACCAGGAGCATCAGAATTTACATCAGGTACTTGGGTTGCATCTGCAACAGTACGACTATAAAAGTTTGTACCATCACCAAGACGTTGATAAATCTCTCGAAGAGCATTATCAATCTTGGTTGCAGCCTGACGAATAGTATCGCCAGTTCCATCGTTGGGTGCTGCCCCGTAGTTTAGTGGACTTCTAGGCATGACAGTACTTTTTTAGTTATTTATATCAACCGCCAAGAGCGGGTCTTTGCTCTCTTGTGAATGGACCAAAGATATATGGATAAACTGGATTTGACTCAGCATCTTGTGATAAGAAATATGCATAAGTACCGTTCGGGTACTCGGGAGTCTTTTGATAACGACCATTGTGCTGGTCTAGGATACCCAACTCAGGAACATACTCATAATCCTGAATGAATGTTCCTGCAGGAAGTTGAGAATAGTCATAGATTCTACCTTCAAGAACTTCACTTCTCTTCCGATATGAAGATGTCATTCTTACAATATCAGACAGTTGGTCATCTGGGTCTGAATATGAGAAGGGTCCATAAACAGGATATCCATCAAAACACCAACCTACAATTTTAGAGTGTCCATCGGGGTGTCTAAAATTGTCTCCGTTATAATGTGTAGCGGAAAAATATGAATTTGAATTGATAACTGCTTGACCCCAGCAATGATTTAGGAAATCTGAAGAGTGGTAGTGATATTCACCACTTGCTTCTGGGTGTCCCCCACATACATCAACACCATAATTGGTTTCGTTAAAAACCGCGTCCCAAACAAAACCTTCTGGTGGTTGAATCGCTCCTCCAGGGAGTGGTCCAGGACCAGCAGCGGGATTGAAAAGCACAACACCATTTAGTGCAATACCTTGAGGACCCAAAGTGGTTTCATCAGGGTTTGATGAGTTTTGCCCTCCTCTAAATGGAAACACAAAATTATGTGATTGTGCTACCACCACATTTGGATTACCAACGAAATCGTTGCTTCCTAGGGGCGTGCCATATCTAGCTGGGTCAGGGAGACCGTTAGAAGTAACAGTCATCTGACCCAGAATGTTGATTGTTGCAGATGTTTGTGAAACTGCCATGGTGTCTGGGATACAGGGTTATTTAGGTGAAGCTACTGGACCAGATAGTAGTCGCGTCGAAGTTGGGAATGGTGTACGCGGTGACTTCAGGGGTCGGCGGCGGTTCGGGATTCTCAAGGTCATCAATAATCTGCGCGGTAAGAGGAATGACCTCAAGTTGCGAATCAGTGAATCCTTCTGCACGTTGCTGACGTGTTGCGTTACCGATGATGTACGGGAAGATGGGGTTACCATCAGCATCAATTGTCATAAAGTATGCATAGGTGCCGTTGGGGAACTCAGGCGTGACAGAGAATCTTCCGTTGTGGATATCCAGGTCACCAAGTCCGTAGACGTACTCATAATCATTGATGAACGAACCAGGCGGCAGAGTGACGAAACTATGTGTCCGCCCGTAAGCCTCAGTAGCGAGAAGTCTGTACGAGGAGGTCATACGCTTGACACCACTGGTATTTTCTGCGCTAACGCGATATCCGAAAGGACCATAGATGGGATAACCATCAGATGCCCAACCGATAATCTTAGAGTGACCATCAGGATGACGATAGAAGTTGGACTTGAAGTTTGTGTCACTCAGGTAAGGGGTAGAGCGATAGAAGTTTCTTGTCCAGCAGTTCATCAGGAAGGAACCAGAACGGTAGCTGTACTCGCCAGATTGCTGGTCGGGCACGCCGCCGCAGGCGTCAACGCCGTACTTGTCTTCATGGAAGACGCGGTTCCAGTAGAATCCTGTAGGTAGTTCCAGAGTTGTGGTTGGGAGAGTTGCCGAATCATCAAATGCAGTGCTGAGAACGACACCGTTGATAGCAACACCGACAGGACCAATGCCCGTATGCATCGGGTTGGAAGTATTGCTTCCTGCGCGATAAGTGAAGGAATACTGTTCGTTCTGAGCGATAATTCCAAGACCAAGGTCGGGGAACTGTGAAGAACCCAGAGGAATGCCATTAAGCGCGGGAGCGGGTGTTCCAGCAGTATTAATCTCAAGCAGAGTTTGATTAGCGTTCAGGTCAGGGACAGTAGCAGAGTTGTCAACGCTGACGAAAGTTGTCTCGGGATTGAATCCAGAGATAACCGTGGGCGCGAGCACGCCCGCGAGCACGCCACCTTCGCTATCTAGAGTCTGAATACCATCTGCTGCAGCAGTGACATCGCCAGACTGTGGAGGATTATTTGCAGGAACTGCAGGAGCGATGATGTCTTCCTCCAGAACCTGAGCAGTACCCTCAG